CCCCCAAGACACAAAAAAAGGTGATTTTTGATTTCGGTAAGTAATTGTTTTTTCTGCTTATGTTGTTTTGAATATTTTCTGACTAAGTCGGGTAATTCTTTGGTTAGTAAACGCTAACTTACTAACGCAACCCGCCCCCTAAAACATGGGTACGCTGGGAATTCTGGGGAAACTGGGGATTCTGAAAGGCAATTAGTAAAAAAACAGTGGCTAGACTCTTGTTTAACTAAAGACACCTCTATAGGATAGGGAGGGTTGGAGGGCATAAAGGAACTCTTTTCTTTTGTACTTATCGATCAGTAAAAAGGACGCGCATACATCGGCTCTGATGGGGGCTGATACTGTTAAGCTTTGTGAGATGCAAGGTTTTCCGCCAAGGTTAGATAACAAAAATCAAAGTAGGGTTGAAGCAAACATACAGGGCTTTAAGGCTGAGTTTGTTATTGCTCGGCTTTTTAATCTTGATTTGCCTACTATTAATATATTAAGTGATGGTGGCATTGACTTATGGCATGGCAATACATCGATTGATGTAAAGTTTACCAATAAAGAAGAAGGGCCATTAGTTTTTGATACGTTAGATAAATTTAGGGCTGATGTTGCCATTTTGGTTGGGGCGACATCTAACCCCAATGTATTTAAAGTTAATGGATGGTCTGATAAAAAGTATTTTTCGTTAAATGCTCAGGCTTGTGATTTTGGTTATGGGCCAAGATTAAAGTTAGAAGCACACGAAACAAAGCCGATAGAAACTTTGTGGCGATGTTTTATGATTGAAAAGTTTGGAAACTTCAACGATCATTAAATTATGGAAGAAAGTTACTACAAACGCCGTAAGCAAGAGATCAAACAGCGTAAACAGGAGCAAGGCAGACCCTCTAAAAAGGATTTGGCTAAGAACTCTCCCGGTGGCAGAGGAAAAGTAGGCCGTCCAAAGGGTGATGCGTCCATTATTAACGAGTACAAGGCTCGTATGCTGGCGTCTCCTAAGTCTCAAAGGGTATTAGATACCATTTTTGATGCGGCGTTAGACCATGATCACAAGAATCAGGCGGCGGCTTGGAAGTTGGTAATGGATAGAATCCTTCCTGTAGCGGCTTTTGAAAAGGATGTGGTACAGAATGGCGGTAAATCTGCTATTCAGATTAATATAAGCGGCGTAGGGATGGCGGAAGTTAAAGATATTGATCCTTCTACTATCCAACCTACAGTGATTGACGGGGAAAGTAATGAAGTTCTTTGAGCTATCGGAGTTTGATTGCCAAGAAACGGGTAAGAATGAAATGCACCCTGATTTTTTGCATCGTCTTGATCACTTAAGGAAGGTGTGCGACTTTCCTTTTATCATCACTAGCGGCTATAGAGATCCTTCTCACTCCGTTGAGGCTAAAAAACCTGTTCCTGGCACTCACTCTCAAGGCATCGCCGCTGATATTAGAATCACTAACTCGGCTGATCGGTTTACAATCGTTGATCAGGCTATCTATGCTGGCTTTTCTGGTATTGGTATCGCTGATGGCTTTGTTCACCTCGATATCCGAGACACTACTCCACGAATCTGGCTCTACTAATGTATTACACAAAACACGTAACGCTTACTGATAACTCTCTATCAACTGTATTAACCGTACCAAACGGATATGTTGCTCATATCGTGTATGTGTTTGTGGCTAATCATGGCGGTAGCACAAACAGTGTTGATCTTAAGTGGACTAATGATGCTGATCCGCCCGTAGACCAAATGTACATTCTTGATGGGACTAGCATTAATGCAGGTAGCAACGAAATACTAGGCGGTCAGTCAGAAGCGCCTATTTTTGTTTTGCATTACGGGGAAGTAGTAAAGGCTCAAGGATCACAAGCATCAGGCAATGTAGAAATAGCAATCACCTTAAAGCTTGTAGAGAGCCCTCAAGCATTTAATGACTTTAACGGTCTGTAATATGGTGATTGTTCTTGGTGCTGATTGGTGCGAAGGCTGTAAATCGATTAGAAAAAAACTAACCAAACACGATATCGAGCACTCATATGTTCGCATTCCGCCCGGAAAAGAAGGGTGGGATATGGTTGAGTTTTTAACAGGGAGAAGGGCGGTGCCAGCAATCATGTATAAGTTTGGCTCACCCTCTGAACTTAATCACTTGTTAAAGGAATCTGGATCAACTGAGAGAGAACTAACTCAGGATGAGATAGATGAGTTTGACTAATGACTGATCTCAATATCGAACTATTGCCTTGGCAACAACAAGTCTGGTCAGACGACACTCGTTTTAAAATCGTAGCGGCAGGACGACGAACGGGGAAATCACGGTTAGCCGCATGGATGTTGATAGTAAATGCTCTTCAGGCCGATAGGGGACACGTATTTTACGTTGCTCCAACACAAGGACAAGCCAGGGACATCATGTGGCAAACCCTTTTGGAGCTTGGGCATCCTGTTATCGCTGGCAGTCATATCAACAATCTGCAAATCAAACTCGTCAACGGAGCCACCATCAGCCTCAAAGGTGCTGACCGACCCGAAACAATGCGAGGTGTCAGCCTTAAATTCTTAGTGATGGACGAATACGCCGATATGAAACCGGAAGTATTCGAGCAGATCTTGAGACCTGCTTTGGCGGATCAAAAGGGCTGTGCAATGTTTATTGGCACGCCGATGGGAAGGAACCATTTCTATGAACTGTATAAGTATGCGGAGCTTGGTGATGATGAAACGTACAAGGCATGGCACTTTACTTCTTACGATAATCCTCTTCTTGATGAAGGGGAAATTAATATTGCAAAAAAGTCTATGTCTTCTTATGCGTTTCGTCAGGAGTTTATGGCGTCGTTTGAAGCCCGTGGTTCAGAAATGTTTAAGGAAGATTGGGTTGTCGTTAGTGAAGATGAGCCGGATGTAGGAGATTATTATATTGCCGTTGACTTGGCTGGATTTGAGGAAGTCAACAAGAAACGTACCAAGAATACAAAGCTGGATGACACCGCAATCGCGGTGGTCAAGGTTAGTCCTAGCGGTTGGTATGTTGATAATATTATCTACGGACGCTGGAGCCTTGACGAAACGGCCGCCAAAATATTTCAGGCAGTACGAGATTATCGCCCCGTTAGTGTGGGTATCGAACGAGGAATTGCTAAACAGGCGGTAATGTCGCCGTTAATGGATCTTCAAAAACGATACGGAAACTTTTTTCGGGTAGAAGAACTAACTCACGGCAACAAAAAGAAAACCGACAGAATTATGTGGGCATTGCAGGGCAGATTTGAAAACGGTTTTATTACATTAAACAAAGGGGAGTGGAACTCTAGATTCCTTGATCAACTATTTCAGTTTCCTGATCCGCTTACCCATGATGACTTAGTGGATGCATTAGCGTACATTGACCAACTAGCTAATGTAGCCTATGACTACGAATATGAAATTGAAGACCACGAAATCCTAGACGTGGTAGCAGGGTATTAATATGAGTGAGCTGTATGAAACAGATCCAATCGTTATTGAGGAGTCAGTCGAAGGCTGGGTTATTAGAAAGTGCGAAGACTGGCGTGACTACTATGAATCGAATTATGAAGACCGCTTTGAAGAGTATTATAGACTCTGGCGCGGTATCTGGGATTCTGCTGATAGTGAGCGCCGTTCTGAGCGTTCTAGGATTATTTCTCCTGCACTACAGCAGGCCGTTGAATCTAATGTAGCCGAACTCGAAGAGGCTACCTTTGGACGAGGAAAGTGGTTTGACGTCTCTGACAATATGGGTGATACCGAACGTCAGGACGTCCTTTTTCTCCGAAATAAACTAACCGAAGACTTTGAAAACTGCATGATCCGCAAGTCTGTTGCGGAATGCCTAATCAACGCGGCGGTATTCGGTACGGGCGTTGGTGAAATCGTTATCGAAGAAATGAAAGAAATGGCACCAGCCACCCAGCCTGTCATGGATGGGGATCTTCAGGCGGTAGGCGTCAGCATTACCGACAGAGTTAAAGTAAAGCTAAAGCCTGTTCTCCCGCAGAACTTCTTAATTGACCCTGTTGCTACGTCAGTTGAGGACGCTATGGGTGTGGCAGTTGACGAATTTGTCAGCCGACACCAAGTAGAACTCCTGCAAGAGCAAGGTGTTTATAAGGATGTCTATGTTGGCCCTGCCGCTCCTGATACCGATCTAGAGCCTGATCAAGATCTTACTATCTACAATGACGATAAGGTTCGCTTGACTAAATACTATGGTCTTGTTCCCAGAGATTTAATGGATAACAT